ATACCAGCCCAATTCGGCCGCCACGTCCATCTGCCCCCATTTATCAATGATGCGTCGTTTTGCGATCAGTTCATCGTCCTGGTTCAGGGCGGCTTCATAGATGGCTCTTTCCAGCTGAGAGCGCAAGAGTTTATCTAGCGGTGGTGGTAATTTCACTCTTGCGCTCATTGGTTCACGTCCTTTTACTTCAAATTGTGATACCTGTACAGCATCACGGCAAACTGTCTGCGGGTAACGGGCTGGTCCAGCATCATGTCGCCGTTCGTGTTGCCCAGCATAATGCCGTTCTCCTGCACCCACTGGACCGCCAGATCACTTTCAGAAGGATTGTCCACAGTTTCCTCCTTCCAGGCAATCCCCAGATAGTTCAGGATGCCCTTTGCTTCCGCTTCCGCCAGTTTTTGCCGGTATGCGGAGTTTTTGAGGTTTGCGGTGTCTGTTTGATTGGTGTGGAAGCCATGCTCGATCAGAACAGCCGGAGCCACGGTGCCTTTCAAGACATACAGCGACGGGTCCGCCACAATAGGTGTAGACCTGACAGTAATTCCGGCGTCTTTGACGGCCTCCAGGATATCCTTTGCCGCCTTATAGCCGCTCCCGCTGGTCTTGTAGACATATGCGCTCCAACCGGAGGCAGAGGACCAGCCTCCATCTCCAGCGGCGTTGCTGTGCAGGCTCACGAACAAATCCAGGTCTTTGATGGCGTTTGCAATCGTACACCGCTGCGCAAGGCTGATTTCCCCGCCGCCAGTCCTGGTCATGGTGACAGCAACGCTATGCCGCTCCAGGATGCTCTGAATGCGTTTCCCCATGTCCAGGGCAAACTCATGCTCATAATAGGTTCCGTCCGGGCTTTTGTTGGCGAGGTTTCCCGCGTCATGGCCCGGGTCCAGGACCACCTTTTTCTTTTCCACAGTTGTCTCCCCTTTCTTGAGATAGACCAGAATCAAATCATGCACGTTCCTGCTGCTCTGGATGACCGCTCCATTGAAATAACACTGGCTGGAGCCGCCGCTATCCAGCATGACTGCGGAATCCCATCCTGCCGCTGTCAGATCGTCCCTGAGCGCTTCCGGCGTCCGGGTCATACTCCCTCCGTCCCTCGTACAGTAAAGGGCCAGAGAGCCGTCCTTGACGCCAATGGCAGAGCGCCCACGTTTGCCGCCCTGCCCCTCGTCATAGATCAATTTGGAGAGTGGCTTTCCGGAAACAATCAGCGGTGTGCAAGTGATATAATTGCGCTGAGAGGCGTCTGGCAGCATGTCCATAGAAATGTCCGGCCCATCATTCCAGGAGTAGCCGGAGACTGTGTAATCCGGTTTGCAGAGTACCTTCCCGTCTGCTTTCAGGTGGCAATTAGGTACAAACGTGCTCATGTTGTAGAGCGTGCCGTTGAGGATGTAATCCGCCCCGGTCTCCCTCTGAATTTGAGAGAGAGACCGGCGAGCGGTGTTGATGTAGAGCTGGATGCGCTGGATATCTTTCAGGGGGATTGTTACCGCCAGATGGTCAGGCATTTCCACCACTCCCCAGCTGCTTGAAAACCTGATTTGCACCGGTAGCCGCCAGGCCAGACACGATGCCGACAGCCGCAGCGGTGATGTAATCCGTGGCGGGGAATTCTGGCATAATGAACATGCCCGCAACACCCAGAACGCCGCCAAACACTCCGCAGACAATGGGAATCCACTTGTTGTCAAGCCCGGATGCCTTCACGCCTTGCCCGATCAGCAGGCAAATGACGGTGATTGCCGCCACACCGGTGATGCCGAGAGAAGAAACATCCATAGATTAAACCCTCCCATGGTCCTTGTCGTAGTCCGCCATAGACTTGGGCTGATACTTGCAGGACCCGTCCTCAGCGTAGATGTACCGCAGAGCGCCCTTCACCACTTCCTGGCCGTGATACTTGGGCCGGTTGTACACCATATCCTTTTCGGGGATGTACTTGTCGATTTCCTTTTGCCATGCCACTGCGCCGGTGAAGGTGTGCATGGAGGCCCACCAGGGAGCCTTTTCAGGCGCAAGATTGCCCAGCTCGTCACCGTACACCTGCCACACCTGACCGCCAATATAGACAATATCGCACTCGTTAGGCATACCATCGGAGCCGACGGTGTTGACGGCTCCACCCTGCAGCTTTCCCTTTACGACATGCACCTTGTCCATCGTGCTGGTGCCGCTGGACATCAGGCCGTAGCCTGTGGCGTCGTTGGGTCGGGGACCCACATGAGTAGCCGCGATCTCCTCAGCCGTCAGGGCATTCTTTCCAGGCTGAAAGGAAAATCCAGCACCGGCCTTTTTCAGTGCCTTGTTGGTGTCCTCCACGGGAGTCTTGCCACTGGTGTAATTGTTAATGATCTCGTTGATAGTCTTGTTCATAATATGTACTTCCTTTCTTTTTTACAGCCCGATTCGGGCCAGAATAAACGTAATTACTGCCGCCAGGACCGCCCAAATCACTTTATCCACAATGGAATCCCAGCGCTTCTTTGGGCTGGCCTGTTCTGTCTCCTGCCATGCGATCAGCTTGTCCAGCTTTTCCATGATGTTGTCATACTGCTCATTCCGGGCGGCCTCTGCCTTTTCCAGGTCTCGAATCCGGTCAAACAGTTTTCCATGGGTGTCTCTTGCCTGTTCCTGCAATTTTTCCATCTGCTTTTCTAGCATGTTTGCTTTTTGCAGGCCCAAACAATCCCGCTGTGGGTCTATGATACATTTTTCATTACTCATGGGCAGCACCGCCTATCTGTGGTATAATCTTTTTGAGGTGATGATATGGATTTGGATTTGTATAAAGTTACCGTGATCTGCTCAAAGTGTGGACGAATGGCCCCTTTCACTCCGCCAGATGGCTCCAACATATGGGGTTCTTGGGACTGGCATCATCCCTGTTCCTTTTGCGGGGAAACTGCATGGGTTGCCCACGAACCGGGACTGGACTGGAAAACCGGGAAGCCGCTGGACCCTTAAGGTTTGGCGCGCATACTTGATCTCGCTTTTTTAGAAAAAGCCTGTGTGATTTGCTTGTTGAAAATGTATGGACATTACGCCACAAAGATTTCATGTTACTTTGTATACTCTCACATCAGTGCCAGGAGCATTCATATCGGTAACATTTCCTGATAATGTCAGATATGAGCTATATTTCATATAAATTAAGGTGCCCTGCACGGCATTGAATGAGTCTCCACTTGCTGTACTAGGGGTTACTAATACACTAGTCTGAATAAGATAGCCTGCATTCAAATCTGTAAAATATATACGGATATTATTAGATATACCTGAATTTATAATCGTGATCCTTTTCACAGCTGGCGCTTTAACAGATAGTGTACCCACAACATTAACACCGGACACGCTTGTAAATGTCTTTCCACTCGTTACATCTGCCGCAGTAGCGGTTCCCAGGTTTGCAAGCATATCACAAACTTCTGCCGAGCCAGTGATTATTTCACCGCTGCTATCTATGGCCTGTTTTCCGGCGGCTAGATTCTCCGCTGTTGCTGGATTAGACAGCTCCGGAAGAGATGTACCAATGATCATCTGATTTGCAATCATGTGTCCTCCTTAGCTTTTAACATCAGTCATTACCACATACACAGTCAAATCCGCTTCCGGAACCGTCTGGCAAGTGAAGGTCAGATTATTGGCAGCTTGTCCGGTGCAGAGGATTCCTGCGGCGAGGTAAGCGGCTTGGGAGGCAATAGCAGGCACGGGCTGAATCAGCTGCTTTGTCTCGTCGGCAAGGACCCCAGAAACGGTGACTGTTTGAGAATTTCCAGCCCATGCAGACGCAGAAAGCGTCACACCATGCCCCATCGGCTTTCCGCCCGCATTGGCGAGTACTTCCTGAAATTTTTCCTCCGTCCCCGTATATCCCCCATCAACCGCATACTGATAAGCTGATTTGCCGGGAAGACCAATCCCGGCCACCAGCTTTCCATTTACTTTGATTGCCATTGTTTACCCCACCATCTTATTCATCATTTCGCCCAGAACGCTGTACTCCTCCGGGGTCAGCCTGCCCGCCGCCAGATACACGTCCATCTTCTCCTGCAGGCCTTCCGTCCGGCCTCGGTCAATCAACAGCTTGCAAAGATTATACACAGTGGACATAGGGTTTCTCCTTTCTCATCATAGGGTGGTGAGTTCCAGCATACACAGGCGTTCTTCGTGGTCCGCAAGCATATCCAGGGTAATGTCTTCCATAGAGAGAGCTGGTTCCAGATCTGTCTCCGGTTCTGGTTCCGGAATATCCATCATTTTTGCTTCTTTTGAACCAT